CAAACTTTCGCACTTGAATAGCATCAATTAATTCACCGCTATCGTCTGCATCTGCAATATTTTCTTTTAGGCGTTGGTCTGAACTGGTAGCATAAGCAGTGCCAGAACCAGCCGTACTTATGTTTCCAACTAACCCATTACCATTAATAAAACGAACCTGAGTGTTGGTGTTAGTTGACGTCCCCGCAGAAGTGTAAAGCTGATCCGTTGTAAATAAGAAACCAGCTTGAGTTGAGCTTGGAGTTGTGGCGGTATTAATTTTTACATGGTTGACATCACCATCAACAAACAAGCAGTGGGTGTTGCTGTCAGACTCAACGCGGAAGTCAGAGGCTACTCCAGTTTCGTTGACTACAATATTTCCTGACCCATCAATGGCGACTCTCTCTACCCCACCATTTTCTATGAGGAAGTTTGGGCCGTTACCTCTAATTGTTGGTGGATTAGATTGGCTGTTGTCTACAAGTTTAATTGCCGCATTACTTGACGATATGTCAACCATCACATGGTCGCCAGTATTTCCTATTCTTATTTGGGTAGGCTCGATTTTTAGATGCTCGGTAACAACGTTGTTCTTGTAGATGCTGAAACCCATGTAAGAATCTACTTGACCATCGTCAGAAGTCCAAGCGGCTGTTTTACCAACTTGAATTAATCCCGCGTTGTTTTTAACAGTGCCACTATCTCTAGCTAATCCAAACCCCATTGCGACAGCTTGGCTAGTTGAATTATCTGTGTGGTCTTCGTTGCCGATAACAAAGGGCATCAGCGCACTGTTTGAGTTGTCAATGAGGTGTAACCGTTCGTCGGGAACACTCTGTCCTATGCCAATTCGATTATTACCAGCATCAACAAACAGCATATGACTCAGGTCGTTAGACTCAACGCGGAAGTCAGCGTCTACGCCACCTTCGTTAAATACTGTGTGTCCACCTGCGGCGGGGGTAAACGTAGCCGCACCTACCGAACTAAAGATGAGGCGCTGTGTTCCTGCTGTAGCCAAGCCAATTGAATTAGTACCTGTGTTATACCAACCAGTACCTGCATCACCTACAGAAAGAGCAACAGTAGATGCGTTTGAGCCAGTAACTTTTATTTGACTTGCGGCTGTCACCGTAGAACTAAACGTAGCCGCACCGTCTGAGGCTATAGACATACGTTCTGCATCTGCCGTCCAGAATTCTAGTCTTTTATTAGAAGACTCAAACTTAAGTCCCGCATCAATATATGTTCCACCGCTACTTGCAGGTGAGTATAAAAAAGCATCGACCGTTTTTATTGTGATATTTCCACCATCCAGAATACGTACGCGTTCCGCTGATCCCGTTCTAAATACCAACGGCTCTGAACTGCCCATCGTTCCTACTACATTATCACCGCCTGCCTGACCTATAAGCTGTAATCCGCTTGTTCCATATGTTCCTATAACGAATTGATTACCGTTTCCTAGAACAGTGCTTCCAGCAACAGACAGTGTTGCTCCTGAGTAGGCGGAAGATACGCCAACATTTACCGTATTATTACCACCATCAACAAATAACATGTGGGTTTGGCCGTTTGACTCAACGCGGAAGTCTAGGTCAGCACTATCTTGATTGAACACTGTTTCGGTACTAAGCAAATCTACGCGGCTAAAATCGGTTCCACCTGTCATTGCTGAAATAAAAAATCTACCATCTTCAGTGCCATCAGTTACATCTTGTATTTGCGAAAATAAAGTTACATAGTTAATTGTTTCTCCTGCACTATTTTCTCCCTGAAGTTGTATCTGACCAATAGCGTCATTATCAGCAGGACTTGCAGAGTTTCTATTCATCACAAGCAAAGGGCCAACACTAGCATCTGCATCTGTAGAAACGAGTGTTAGCTGTGCACTGTTATCGGCTGTCGTAAATGTTGCAGATGTTGCCGTTATTGTAGAACTAAACGTAGCCGCACCGCCAATGGTGGTTGCACCGCTTCCAAATACTCTTAGCAAAACATTACCAGCATCGTGGTCAACGACATTTAAAGCAATATCACTTCCAGTAGATCCTGCGGCAATTGAAACTCCAAAACTTTGAGAATCGGTAGCTTCTTGGTTTTGAAATGCCGCGATATAATCATTTGCTAACGCGCCATCAAGCGCCTTAACTACCATTTTACCATTTACATTAAACATACCGCCATAATCTGAAGACGTACCAATGTTAACGTGGTCATTACCCGCATCAACAAACAGCATATTAGCGTTGCCGTCAGACTCAACGCGGAAGTCTAGGTTCACGGAAGTATCGTTGATTACAACTTCTTGAGAATCTGCGTGCAGAATACTACGGCTGTTTGTTACGTCATAAATTTCTAACGAACCGTTGGCTACTTGTCCATCCGCAATTCTCCAATTCTGAGTGGTTGCACCGGTTTTAGCAATTTCAAATCCGACTGTACTATTTCCGCCAACTTCTGTTTTTACTAGCGTTGTGCCTGTTGATTTTTCGACATGGAGGATTTCATCAATGTTTGCTCCTGTCCCAATACCTACGCTAGAAGCAAACGTAGCCGCACTAGCTACAGATAATCCTGCCGCACCGGCAAGAATCAAGTCATCTGCTGACTGATCCCAAAGCATGTAAGCGCCGCCGGTTGCACCGTAAAATTTAACGTCATAACCCGTGTCATCAACGCCTACGGTAAGTGTGTTATCTAGCTGAACCGCACCGTCAATGTCGATAGCGTCTACGTTTAAAACACCGTCTATATCAACGTTTCCGGAAATATCTAGCGACGCCGCAGCAATGTCGCCACTGGCAACAATCGCACCATTAATGTCAATTGTAGTAGCAGCAATCTGAATCTCAGTGTCAGCAACAATGTCTAGTTGGCCGTCTGTGCTAGAGTGGATGTAAATAGCTGAATCACGGAAGGCAACTTTTTGAGCGCCATCTACATCAATATCATTTGAGCCAGTTTCATTACCATTAGCTAGAATTTCAGCAAGGGTATCGACTGTGCCTACTTGGCTATCAACATAAGCCTTAATAGACTGCTGAGTAGCTAGTTTTGTGGCGCTATTTGACGCCATGTTATCTTCGTCTTTAATCCCGGTTACCGTAGCACCGTCACCTGCAATATTAACGCTGGTGTTAGCAACAACAGTAGTAGCGGTCAGAGCGGCTGCGGATGCGCCACCAATAACGGTGCCATCAACGGTTCCGCCATTAATGTCGGCAGTACCTGCGACAAGGCCTGTTACTTTTAGGTTGTTATAAACGTCTGTTACGTTAGCAGCAGAAGCGCCACCACCGTCAAACTTGACGACCATATCAACGCCCGCGGGTATTTCTAAATCCCTACCAGAGTTATAGGTGCCTTGGAAAAGCAAAACAGATCGGCTGCTCGCCAAGCTATTTCGTATAAAAACTATTTTTTCGGCGTCATTCGGCTGAAGCTGGACAAAAACATTGCCGCCAAGATCGCCTGAACTGTAAAATTCAATCCACTTGTTGCGCCCATCAGAGGCCGCACCGTTGGTTATGACAAGAGCGTTTGGTGAACCAGAAGACCCTGCACTTGAAAGAGTTACGCGAACTGCACCGTTAATACCTTGGTCCAGAATGTCGAAATTTGTGTTTGTAGTATCACCCCATGTACCCGACTGCTCACCAGTGGCCGGTTTTTCAATACCGAGGTTTACTGTATAGGTACTTGGCATTTTTAATTCCTCACGCTGCTATTTGCGTCCAATTTGCGTTCTGGGCTGGTTGTTCCTCCGACCATCCGGGTTGCTGATTTACGTTAATATCACTATAACCCGGATTTTGGTCCGGAACAATGTTTCCGTAAACCAGCGCATTACCGGCAATTCCCGTCGCGCTGACTCCTATTACATTTACGACAGCACCCGCATCTACTGTGGGACTGCCAACTTCACCTGTGGCGCTTACGCCGATAACAAGTACGGTTTGACTGGTTGTAACACTAACCGAACCAACTGTCCCTGTTGAGGACACACCTGTTACAGACACATTGGCTGCTGCATCTACAGATACAGTACCTACTGCGCCAATAGCGGAAATACCTACGGGGAAAACATTTGCTTCAGCATCAATTGTTACTGATCCAACAGCCCCGGTGGCCGCTATTCCTGTGACGGAAACTACTGCGGTGCCTGTAACGCTAACTGCGCCTACTGCACCTGTTCCTGCCACGCCCGTAACATTGACGTTTGCATCTGCGGTAACTGTAACTGAGCCGACAGACCCTGTTGCAGCTATTCCGGTTACCGGTACATTAGCGGCTGCATCAATAGATACAGTGCCTACATTACCGGTTGCGTTGGGCAGACCTACATCTTCACCCCACGTACCACCGCCCCAAGCTTGACTGGAAGAGTTCCAGCCCTTGAATGCGACGACTATCCCAGCCATTACGCTATCCGAATAATGGCATTACTTGCATCGGGGGTAGGGAAAACAATAGTAAAGTCTCCCGAAGTGGATGCTTTATCCGCCCCGAAGTCCAAAACTACAACAGTTGGATTACTGACCGTAATCGAAGTAGTATTGGGTGTTGTATTATATATAAGGGCCCCACGTGCCGTAATGGTAGCATTTGAAAACGTTTCGTCTACAAAGTCTGTCAGTGCGGTAGTGCCCGAAGAAGTGGGATCAACATTAGTTAACGCTCCGCCACCCGCAGTATACCCCGTTCCACTAACTTCGTTACCGGTGGTATAAGCGGTAGTTGCAGCAGTGAACGTGGCGCTGTTGGTGTAAAGCGCAATTTTAAAGGTATCTCCCGAAGAATTATCAAAATCGTGGACACCGTACAATAGCTCTTTCTTGAACGATGTACACATGAAGTTTCCGTTGAAAGCCATGGTTACAGTCTCCTAATTAGTTCCGCAAGTTCTGGATTACCTGAATCCAGTATTGCGTTGTACACGGTTGTTCTATCACTTTTTATCGCTTCATGCATGTAAAATTCTAAAACTTTTACCATATGCTGACGAAAGGCGTGTGCTTGTGCCTGTATTGCAGGGTTTGCAGAATCACTAATAGATATAATCTTAGTAGCACATCTTTCTGCAATTTCCTCTGGGGTGAAACCTCGGTTATGAGTGGTGTGTACTTCCACTTTAAAGTCGGGATTCATGTCTAGTGCCGGAAAACTCATTGTTTAGGCCTTATAATCTTGCCAGTGCGGTATTCATCCGTCACTTCTTTGGACTCACCAAGCATCTTCATGCCTGAAATAGCTTCTGCAAATCTTTTTTCATATTGCGCCATTATATCCTGTTCACCCTTCATATAGATATATGCCTCAACTAAACTGCCATATAACATAGCAATTTGAGCGTTTTCGCTCAACCAAGTGGTGCCTGTAGCGGCTCCTGCGGTCAAACTGGCTGGTCTATAGAAGTAATGTAGCTCCACAACACTTGCAGCATTCGGAGTAGGACCAATAATAAAGTTATCTACATCAAAAACAGCGTAAAACCGCGGATCGGCTACAGTAGCGGGGTTTGGATTAAAAGTTTGTACAAAATCAGTGTCTTTAAACTCCAAAAAAGTCTTGTCACTAGACGCATCTACAAAAGAAAGCGAGAATGGTGCTAAAAAGTCACTCGGACACGCTAAAAACTGGTTACCCGCAGTCATATTACCGGCTACATTTTTACGAAACAGGCTTAATTGAACGTTTTTAAGTATTCTTTCTTCAGCCTGCCTAATAAAAATAGGCAAATTGTTTACGAAAGACGTTTCATCGTTCTCAGCGTAGTCTTGTATAGCTGTTTTTAGTTCTGCGTAAGTAAAGCTCATGGTGTTACCACCGATACTGTGCCAACGGCACCTTGTAAAGCTTTGGTTATTTCCAATTCGGAGGGTAATTCGGCTGTTCCTGCGGTAGCCCAGTTGCCTCCGCCCAAGTAAATAACGCCATTTGTAGTAATAACTAAAAAAGCAGTAGTTGGGTTTGGAGAGTCTGGTCTAGCATTTTGTAATGCTTGAGGATCAACAACTTTTCTAAAAGGGCCTAGCTGTGGTTGTTTGGATTCGTATTCGTCAGGTCCCACAAGCAAGCCATTCCACTCTTTCTTCATCACCCGGTAAGGGTAACGGAAGCCAGAACGGTCCGATATTGCGTATGATTTTCTACCTGAAGCAAACTTAGCCATTAGCCTACCCTATAGTATTGATAGTTAGGTACGACATTAAAGGAAGACCTGTCTCGGTCTTCAGTAGCCGCCCTGTCAAATTCTTCTTCATAAACTTCTTTAAGCATTTGAACGCGGTTAGGCGCTCTTTTTAAAGCCAAGTAATAAGCTAAACCTGCCGCTAAACATGGATAAAACCTAAAAGGCATGTCCATAGTATTAGTATATATGTCCGCATCATCCATACGTGTTAACGCATTATAGTAGATAACGTCGGTACTGTTATCAGGCGTAGGCCACAACTTTAAATTTGGAGTAAGTTGCCTGTCTAAAAAGTATTGATTAGGCCTGCTTTGAGTAGCTTTAGTAGGAATAGTTAAATAATCATCCCGGCTAAGTCTTTCTAAAGCGTAATCTGTACCGTTTCGTTGAATAACTACCGACAAAATGTCGATAATATCCGCATCCAGATTATATTGACCTGTACCTTGAACAAGCGCCAAAGTTCTCTGCTTGATTGTCCATTGGTTTAAGCCACGGTTAGCCCAGTCAGCAAGCATGAGATTTAGCGAACGCTTTGCTGTCTTCAGATCGTAACCAGTACGAACCTCTAGACCGCAACGTTCAAACGCTTCTTCAACGTAGTCCGCTACATCTAAATCAAAATCTTTGCTTCCTGATACAGACATTACTTCTTCTTCTTCTTAACCATGCCGCCTGATCGCATTTTCTTAACCATGCCACCTGATCGCATTTTCTTAACCATACCTCCGGCTCTCATTTTTTTAGCCGCGGTGCTTTTTTTACGTGGTTTCATCGCCATTTTTTAGTCTCCTATAAAGTTTATTACGCTTTTCGTATATTTCTAAAACATTGTAATCACTATTATAACTATTATAATAGCCTTTTTTGTTCAACTTGTCAGCGGCTTCTTGTAGCTTAGACAGTCTTTGAACAAATATCATAGCGTAAGAAGTGTCTGTCACAGCGTCAATAGCTACTTCTTCTACTAATTCGTTGGGCTCATCGTCTGGATGAAACCCCATAAGCCAAATATCTTCGTCTATAAAAGTCCCTTCAGCTATAAAATCATTTAATGAATCTAAGTAGTCATGAAAGTCTTCCGGGTTTTTGGTGTTATCTAGATCGACAACAATAGCTAAATCAAAAGCATCGTCAAAACAAGAAATACATTTGTATAACGTTTGATAGCTATCTTCTTTCTTAAAAATTATGGCTACTTTGTCGTTAGCCCACGCTTTTCTAGCGTAAGGACAGGGCGGTAGGTTGTTAAAAAAAGAACTAGGGATTTCCAAAGCTTTCGAGGACCATTGAGTTATTTCCTCAACAATGTCGTGTTCTAAGGGATCGCTGTAAAAATCACTGTTCATAATTGAACCACTGAACCTTTTGTGCGTTTTCGTCTGTTGTTCATAACCTTCCCGCATCCTCTTGCTACTGCTGATCCGGGTTGGTTTTTACCTCGAAACTTTCTTTTAGGTTTAGTCACTTCTCCCCCTAATGCCATTTTTTTTACTTTTGCGGCTTTTGTGTTTGAAACAACTTGTTTTCCTTTAGCGCCCTCTTTTTTCTTTTTACGAGCAGTAGAAGCTCTTTCTGACTTAGATAAACTCTGTGCTTTAGCTCGTGGTAGACATCTATCAGGGTTCTTTTTGTTTTTAGAAGTGCCGCATTTACCGGCAATATTACCTTTGCTATCAATTCGGACCCAATCTTGATCTACCCAATCCTTTAGCTTGCCCACTATTTTTTCTTCCTAACCATTTTTTTGAGCGTATTAGCTTGCCCAGCATGTGTTTTAGAAGCTTTTTTTAAACCTTTTATAACTTTTTTAACAGTTTTTTTATTGCTCTTAGTCAATGTCATTTTTTCTTCCCCTTGCTACCTTTAGCGTAATTAGGGTCTTTACAATACTTAGAAGCAGCCATGTTGGCATAAGCACTGGGGTAAGTGTCAAAAGTACGTTCTGCCCATGCTTTACCTTTGGGACAAATTTTGCTGCCCTTACTTTTGGATGATGCTTTTTTACTTTTTTTAGAATAAGCCATAATTTACAACCACATTCTTTGGACAAAGGGCGCAATTAAAATTAGAACAGCTAATGCCCAAAGTTTAAGGTCAAGAGCCTTTAACGATCCTTTATGATCTTCCAGCCGCTCTTCTATCCGCTGGTATCGGAGATTACATTCAGCCTCATGCTTTTCTAGCTTGGCTAAGACTTCTTCCACCTTCATCCAATCCTCACCACGCTTTACAGGACCAGTATCTGGCGCTGAATTTGTCTTTTGCCGTGTCACATTTATGACGGGCGCGAAAGCTCTTTCTATTTTTTGGCTGATCTTTTTTAATCGACATAGACGAATCTCCAAATCTTACCAACTTGATCTCTGACCCTTTTTTTGCCAGAACCGCACTTTTTTTCTTTGCTCCGGGGGTTCTTTTTGGTTTGTTGTAACCTGCAAAAGTTTCTCCCCTGTACTTTATTCGTCCAGAAGGCGTCTTAGTAACATTCTTGGTATTCGCCATCTAAACACCTAATTATAAAATACAGTTGCATTTGTCACGTTAGTCAGAACCGCAAAACAACCGTCCGGAAAAAGCATACCCTCGTCAGGAAGGTAAACATTGTCATCTGTGCTATTAGCAAAAGCTAATGTTAAAAAAGTAGTACCGTTTGCGTCCGCACCGTTTTTTAAAACCAAAGTAGGGCTTGAACCACATTGGTAATGAATAGCTTTAATACGACTTCTTCCTGCAAAGACTGACCCGGAAGCAGTTAAAAACGTAGCTTTTACATCAGACGCCATGGGTTTCCTCTCTAACTATGAAATATTGTTACAGACGTACACGCCGTAAACAAAGAAATATAAACATCTCCGAATCTTATTCCTTCATCGGGGATATTTACAGAGTGTGTGTCGGAAGCATCCAAGTCCATATCCAACAGGACCGCCCCGCCATTACCGTCCGTAAACGTTATGCGAGGAGAACCTGTAGTCGTTTTTACTTGAACCTGACGAATACGCGCAGGACCAACACCGGCAGAACCGGTGGCAGTCAATCGTTTCGATCTTACATCAGAACCAGCCATGCTAACCTCCTAGATTAAAGGTCAATAGCCTGCTGGTACAAAACGGTAAAACGAATTGTTCCCGCGTTAGTAGCGCCAGTGGTGGTTACGGTAAGACGTTTTTCAGTACCAACGTCGGCCCAAACCAATGCTCCACCTGCTTCAGTAGTTGGGTATTTACGACCCGCACCAGAAGCTGCTGTGATGGAAAAAGCGTTTAGGAAAGTAGCGTTACCGCCAACAGTGTCACCAATGCTCAGTACGCAAGTTGCGTTTGCAACAGCGACGGGAACGTCAATAACGATGTCAATAATTTGTGATGCAGCCGGAATTACAATATTGGTAACAGTCGCTGTTTGAGCGCCGCCCGCGGTGCTAAAGTCGGTGGTCTGAGCCATAACGACTTGACCAGTGTTCTTAATGTTTACACCTAAAGTAGTGCCAGTTGTTTGTTTGATGGTTCCGGCCTTAATAGGACCAGAAAAAGTAGTAGTACCCATAATGTATCTCCTGTCTTGGGTTAAGTCAGACACAAAATCGTGCCTGTCAGGGGTATAGTCAGGATACAATAAGAATATAAAAAAAGAAAGGGGCAACTTTCGTTACCCCTTCCAAGTCTACAGGGATAAGTCAAAATGTCTTGACTGATCTCCTTATAACACAGTTTATGCTCCGGGTGTACCGAAAACTGTGCGCCAGTCAGAAACACCAAAACTGTAACGCTCACGCGCTTTGAAACGCATGTTGCCGGTGTCAAAATCGCCTTCCATTGCCGTTTTAATAGGCGAACGGTTGAAGAATTTGAAGCCGTTAGGCGCGTCAGTTTTAATGAAGTATGCGTCACTGTCTGTTAGGAAGTGGTTAACCACAGCCCCTTCAGGCAGCATTCCCATGCTCTTCATAGCGTTTGTGTCATTGTCTGCTGTGCCAGAACGCAGGTTAGAGTTAATAACTCTTTCTGCTATAAACTGAAGTTCCTTCGGAATAATCAGTTTCATGCCACGTACAGCAATTTTCAAACCACGCTCATCTGTCATACCAGCAATCTCAATCAGCATTTGCTCAAGCGAAGTTTCGTTGAGATCAGCCGCTGTGGCGAGAAGGTTAGTCTGGTTACCAGATAAACTTGGATGAGCCGCAGAACATAGTGCTGCACCATCACCAATTGCAGAAGCACCCGCCGTGAACGCGTTGTTCAAGATAGCGGCAGCTTTAATCTGCTTGGTTTGAGCCATTGAACGAGCCAATGCCTTGGTGTAACGCGACGCTAGTCGGTCATACAAATTATCTTCAATAGCTTCCTCAGTGATTGAGAATGCTAAAGCGATAGTTTCGTGGGTGTAACGAGCAGTGTATGTCTCTTGTGCATCGTCAAAGCTGATGGCAGTGCCTTCGCCTTTAACAGGTGCAGTTGAGAATCCACCAAGCATAACTTCTTCTTCAAAGGCTCTGTCCGAAGACTCTTCCTCAAAGATTTCGCCATGCTCGTTCTCGTAACGGTTGTATTCCAGTCCGAATAAAGCATTAAGACCGGGTTCAAGCTCTTTGGCGAGCTGGGCTCTAGAAATAGCCATTTTTTATCCCTCCTTAAATGCCTGTAGTCGTCGCAGTAGTCTGCGAGTCAAAACGGCTGGTTGTTGCGTTGAAATGAGCGTTCAATCTTACGATCACAGGGATACCCGCAGCAGCATAATCGCTGTTTGCTTCATCGTCCATAATACCCACTATACGAAGCGGTAGCGTCGCAGTAGTGTTGATTGTTGATACGCCCAAGGCTGAGTTGGAATTTCCGTTTTCGGAAGAACCGGTTCGAGCAGAAGTACCCAAGGAGGCGTTCGCGAAAACGGCTGCTTGTGCAGTTGCTCTGTCTGTCAAAGAAGCGTCAGACGCGACTTTGAATAGCTGGTTTGGATTGTCAGCGACGAATGCTTTCACAGGATGATTTGTGTCTACACTTGCGCCTCCAGAGCCGGGCCAGTAGTTGATAAATACAGGTTTCTTAGAAACCGAATCTACGTACTCTACCCCCATCAGGACACCTAAAGCTTGCGTTGTACCACCACTGGTAGCACCCGCATAATCAATAACGCCCGCAGCCAAAGGGACTACGATACTGTATTGATAAATAGGATGTGTATTGTTGGACGCGATTTCGTACTGAGTTACCCCAGTAGAGTTCGTCGCAGAGCCAACAAGCCCGATAGGACGAAGACCGTAGGCAGTATTTTGATTTGCCATTAGATATTTCTCCTAAAAGGGCAGTCCATTATTTTCTAGGACCACCGAAAGTTACACGAGATTGACGATCAGCATTGCTGATCTTCATGGTTGAGTGTGCATTCTCGCGCATCATATCGTGATCTACAGCTTCCATCTGGTCTCGACTTCTTCCTGCGAAGTAGTCGTTCCTTTCTTTCACTGTTTCCTCCGGTATTCTGGCAAGAAGCAATCCGCCGACTCCAAAGACACCTTGATATTTACCTGTTTCAACAACGGGAGATTCAAAATCCGGGTATTCGTCCTTACGGACCAACTCCCAGCCTTCTCTCATTTTAGCACTAATGTTCTTAGTATCATCAAAGCCACGCGTTTCGGCGCGAATCCAACGATGTCTAAACCCATTAGGGGCAGGTGGTGCTTCTAGCATTGACGGGGGAGCCCAAGGCTTACGTACAGCTTGTTTCTCCCTAGTTTGGTTAGCGCGAGTAGTCCTTTTGATGGAGGAATCCATTTGTGTGTTTTCTTCAGTCATCTTCATTACTCCTTCACGAATTTCGCATATTCTTCAAGCGGCACACCCAGTTTTTTCGCAATTGCGACTTGGCTAGGGGTGAGTCTAACCTTTCTCCCACTGCGCCCAGAAGTAGTTCTTGAGGCTCCTACAACCGTCTGAGCGGGTCGTCTAGCAGAAGCATTTGCACCTGTATTAAACTTAGATCCAATACGGTGATCTAGTTCAGTATAGTAGTCATCGCTCTGCGGGTCAAACCCTTCTTCTTCAACAAGCTTTTTGTGAATACCAAAAGCAGCGTAAGTCATAGCCTCATCGGACCCAAACCAACTGTTTTTCATAGCCCATTGTTCAGCTTTGGGGTCTGGCCTTTTAGGCTGTTGAGCAGGCATTGGTTGACGTACTTGCTGTTGAGCGGCGGCTTGAGCCTGCTGTTGAGCGCGAGAATTTTGTGCTTTTGCTTGTTGAGCGCGGTCTGCTTGAATAGCTAAAGTCGTAAGATTTCTTTGTGCTTGAACGGTAGCGTTGCTGTCACCCATCTCAATTGCGCGAGCAAGTTGAGCTTCCGCTTGTTGCATTTGAGTTGAAACGCGATTGGTGTATTCAGCCACATAATTAGTGTCTGAGTTTTGCAATCTCTGCTTTAACTGACTGGATTCACTTTGAACCGCTTGAGCAAATTTAATAGCTTCGGACTCTCGCCTCTCTGCTTCACGCATCTTCTTAGTAAGACGGTCAATTCTTTTTTGGGTAGAGTTTTCTGCTTTCGAGAACTGGTCTTCAGAAGAATCGTTTTCTTTTTGACTTTTATCCTCGGTAACTTCTATCTCTGTTTCTTGGGAATCGGTTACATCCAATTCCACGTCATTATCTGTATCTGCCATAGTAATCTCCTTACGTTAATTGGTGAATATCTTCTGGATCAAGAATAGTGGAAAGAATTTCGTCATCGTTTAAGATGCGAACTTCCCCACCGTCGATTTGGAAACGAGAACCAGCATAACGGGCAAACATCACCCATTGCTTTTCCTCGCACCATGCGCCTGATGGAAACTTTTCAGGGTCTTTATATGCCAAAGGTCCTACCTTTAAAACATAACCAACTTGCGTTGAAACTTGATTTTTTTCTACAGTGTCCGAGGGGAGAAAAATACCGCCAGCGGTCTTTCCTTTTCCTTGGTACGGTAGAATTAGTAGACGCCAACCGGTCGGGTTGGGCATTCTATCCAGAAGGGATTTACCAATCATCTCAGGATTAAGACGAGGCTTTTCCGTATATGCGTCAGCTAAAGAAGGTTTGTCACTCTTCTTTTTTTCTGTCGCGGGTGGTTTAATTGGTTCTGATGGACCCGATTCTGTCTTAATTTGAAAGGCAGCATTAGGCGCAGCGGACAAGTCTATTTTAGATTTAGTCATTTTGACGCTCCTGTTTATCTAGCAGGCTCTTGAGTTCCTGTTCCACGTGATTTAGACATTCTATGTTGCCCATAAGCTCACGATATTGCTCCATGGACTTAACATTGCCATATATCATTATATCTACTATACCTTGGCGTCTTTCTCTCAAGATTCTAAAAACCGCCTCGGCCAAATAAATGTCTTCCATTTAACACTCGCATAATATCAAACAATGTCTGATATTATCGTAGCATAACACATATGGTAAAGGCTAGGACAAAGTAATATTTTATGCGATTAATTCAAAATGTGGACCATCAATAAACGGTCTACGCGACTGGCTCCTACGCAAGTCTATATAAGCGTTCATTGCATCTTCTGCGGTTCCTTCATACTCTCTAATGTCTCCTTCGGACCACGCTGCACCCCACTTTATAGAAACACCTACTTCTCGCGCAGCTTTTTTAAAAGCGTCGCAAATATCATCATAAACATTAATTTCCCACACAACGTCTGATCCATCATATGCAACAACGTCCACCGCATGAGAATACCCATCGGACTGAATTAGATGCTTAGATTTCATGGTTTGAGAACGCCCTGATTTATAAAGCCGTTCTTGTTCAGCTAAATCTCTGACGCCATAAGTCACACCAAAGTCTACATTGGTATAACTAATTGCTTTTTTAACTACGTCTTGTAGTTGAGGGTGTACCCCATCCAACTTACTAAGGCTGCGTTGGGATAATTTAAAAGTCATTTTATTACGCCTTTCACGCGCTCGAATGATCTGAGACCGCCCAGTCCCAACATTCCCATTAGTACCGGCATCATCACCGACATGTCCGCTTGTGGGACGGTTACGCCAAAGCCTGCTGCAATTGGCGAAACTAAAAAGTTTACGGCTAAACCTAGAACACAAATATGACCACATAAGGGCCTCCAAGATGACTGAAACCAGTTACCTTTGGCATCCGCAGTGTTTAAAGCTATTTGAGCTAGGGCTATTTCTTGACCATGTTTTTCGGCCATAGTCCCAATCTCATGAGCCAGTTGGGCCTTTTGATCTTTGTCTTCGATAAACTTATCTAACAATCCTGTTACCGGACCAATCAATTTGTCTAACATAGGTAACCTCCCTAAGACTTATTGCATTTTATCTTATACTCTTTCTTAAAATAAATAAAGTCACTTGTTAAGTCGCCTTATGCCCCACGTCAAAGTTTTAATCTCAACACTGTTAGCTGTGCCTAAGACCAAAGCTTTTGAATTAAGGATATAAAGAAAGTTGCCGGGAGTGCATTTTTTTTGATTAAAAGTCAGCCAATCCTGCGCTATCTGGTTACGCAAGGTTGGGTGATGAAAATGCTGCAACATTAACCATTCCCTAATATCACATTCTCTTTTAGGGAACCGAGGATCAAAGTTTAAGGTTTTTGCTGGTGCAACATAATTTCTATAAGTTGTTGTAGCTTCTCGTCGCTCGCTTTGGCGGTCTCGGCTTGTTCCGCCAAACTGTCCACAATCGCTTCGATCTTTGTGGCATTGACCGCTGCCAGTTTTCCCGTATCTTGTTGCTCCGCTACAGTTTTCTGAACTACCGCTTCTATGCGTTTCACATCTTTAGCAGTGGCTTCCGCTCTAGCATCAGCCGCTCCCCACGCAATTGCACCTGACAGAATAGCTGCGACGATTGGTAGCGCCCAAGAAGGTATTCTTATCGTGTGTTCTGACATTTTCAATACTCCTAGAGTGTATCAATTGCAATCATACACATAATTTATTTTGCGGACCAGAATATTTATTAGCGTGTAAAGACAAACCACATAGTCACAGCTAAAGCGGTTAAAGCTAGAGCAAGACCCCACCAAGTGTCGGGGTCATTCCAATTTTCCATTAGCCGCCACCCGCTAAAGACCCTATTCCTGCTTGGGTTTCTGGTCTAGCGAAAGGGTTTGCGCCCTGTAAGGTAGGTTGCGCTCCAACTAATCCAAAGGTACTAGCCGACCTAACGTTCGGGGGAGTGTAAACCGAAGGTGGTGGTGGCGGTACATCAGGCGGGTCTTCTCCGTTATCTACGCCGTCATTAGGAGGTACGCCTCCGCCGGGTCCGCCGGGAAGATCGCCAACAACTTCAACAGGGTCTACGGTGTAACTACCGTCGTTTGTTCCTCCGGGTACATTAATATTACTAAAGTCTATATTTCCGAGTCCACTAAATCCTCCGGGCATAATACCGTTAGGGAACTGCTCGTAGAATCCGTTTAAACCGTTTAGCATGGTGTCATCCATACCAGATATATCTAGACTATCCGGAATAAACGGGTAAGGGTTACTAGGGTCTGGTGTACCGGGTCCACTACCACCACCGGCATTGTCACCAAAACCGGGTCCATTTCCGTTACCGGACGCATCAGTGCCGCCCATGGTAAACCCCGGACCATTGCCTATACCGGGACCGCCTTGCGGACCTCCACGAGGCCCACCAACACTCATTTCAGGGTCACTATATAAACTTGGATCATCTTCCGTAGTAAAGTTAGGTGTGCCAACATTAGGCATTCCAGAACCATTAGCTTCGGTGTCACCAAGTCCTAGATTCGGACTAAAGTTTCCTAAGTTAAAACCTCCGCCTATGTTAAAACCTCCGCCCATGTTACTAAAGTCAAGAGTGCTTAAATCAAAATTGGTTCCGTCTGGAAGGGATATGCTAGGTTCCATGTAGTCACCCATACCAACACTTTCAGCCATTGTCTCAATGCCGGACGGTTCACCTTCACCACGACGACCTCCCGTTGGTCTCGGTCCAGTACCTAGTTCAGGGTCACTGTATAAACTTGGATCGACGGTAGGGGGACCTTGAACGGGTGGTTCCGTGGGAACAAATGAACCAATACCTTTAAAGTCTCCGCTTTCTCCACCAATTCCCGCTTGTATCTGAGCCAGAATTTCTGGAGATATAGAACCTATACCCGGTATGTTTAAACCTTCACTAGGTTGTGGAGGTAGTGGGGCAGGCGTAGAAGTATCATATGTTGGGGATACTTGAACCGGCTGCGGAGCAGGCGGTAATGTTGGTCTCGGTCCAGTACCTAATTCAGGATCACTGTATAAAGACGGATCAACCGTAGGTGTTACAGAGGGCACTGCACCTGATGGTGGCGGTGGCACGGGTCTATAGTCTCTCTTAATACCGTAAACTTCTTCAGCAAACTTTTGGCTTCCCCCCGGAAATATACGGATTGGCGCATCATCCGGTGGGGCAGGCGGATCACCTATTTGCGTTGGTGGTGGGGCAGGCGGTAATGTTGGTCTCGGCGCATTATCCGCTGCCGTTGCCGTGGTGTCTGCTTTTAGTTGGGCAAGCGCATCAGCCGACGTAACACGACCATCGCCGTTAAAATCATTTGCCAAATCAACAGGCGCATTTCCCACAGCCTGATCTAAAATCCCCCTAGCAGATTCTTGAGCCGGGCTTTGGCTTGGATTTTCAGGAACCAGAGCAAAAACAGGCCTGCCCAAAGGATCTGTTGTTTGAACGTATTTTTCACCGTTTTCACCAATAATCTCTTGAGCCGGGCTTTGGCTTGGATTTTCAGGAGCCAGACCAATAACGGGCATGCCATAAGGATCTGTTGTTTGAACGTATTTTTCACCGTTTTCACCAAGAAAACTACCAATAATCGTAGAGTCTGGCGGATCCCCTATTTGCGTTGGTGGTGGCGCAGGTGGTGCTGTAAAGTCTGGCGGATCACCTATTTGCGTTGGTGGTGGCGCAGGCGGTGCTGTAAAGTCTGGCGGATCACCTATTTGCGTTGGTGGTGGCGCAGGCGGTGCTGTAAAGTCTGGCGGATCACCTAATCCGGGGTCGACAGTAGGTGCAAGGCCCGGCTGCGGAATACCCGCCTGTATCTTAGCCAGCATTTCAGGGGTTATCTGAAAGCTTTCAAAATTTATACCCGGAGTATTTACCGCTAAAACCCTTGGTGACGGTGCAACCGCAGGTGTAGTGTATAAACTACTAGCTCTTTGTGTCATCAGAAAACTCCTAAAAAACGTTGTGGGCGGGCAATCGGACTAAAACCCTTTACCATCCCGCCACGTGCCATTC